AAAAAAAAAGAAGTATTCTAAATCATACGTCTAGACTACGACTCTCTAGAGGGTAGACCTCTAGAGAGCGTAATCTTTATTTAATTGTTGATATCAACCAGTTTAGGTTTGATATTATTCAGGATACGTGTCATTTGCTTATCACGCATCTTGAAGTTATTATCGGAATCGAAGTAATAAGCAACATAAGGAAGCTTATTGCTCATTACCATTTCCAATAGATCTGGTTTAGACATAATCGAATAGATCAAGAAAGATTCCATTACTTCATCTGTAACGAATTTGGTTTGGAATTCATTCTTACCTGATTCAATTTGTTCATTCACGTATTCACGTAAACGAGCACCGTACAGTGACCGCACATTGTCGTCTTTATTTTTAAGCTTAAACCAGTTAATAGCTGAAGCTACAGAAATAAAGCTACCATATCGAGGATGATAGAATACGCGAGTGTGGTCAATAAATAATCTCTCACCAAGAATGGTAGCAGTATCGTTTAAGTTGATACGGATGTGGTCGATACCGTCTTTACTTGGATCCACATTACTGAGATCTAGAGTGGTTTCTACAGACAGATCCAATTCATGTTCAGTCATCGTCATTTCCTTTCCGAACTTGCTTTCCTAAAGAGTAAAGTTCGTGGTTAATTTCTACACTATTTTCGTGCAGTTTTTGTTGTTCGATCAAGTTTTCATCACGGACAGGTCGTTCGTATTGAGTTAAACCAACACCACCGACGTGGGCAGTATAAGATTTAATCGTTCCCGATTTTCTCTGCAAAGTGACGGTGATATCCACCCATGGTAAATCAAGGATATGGAATAACTCACCTAAATATTTAATACTGATCGTTTCACGAGATAACTCTTTAAGGAGTCTAGCCTTTTCGGCTGTAATTTTATTTTGATCAAGAGTATTACCGGAATAGACTCGTAATGCTTCCTCAATGATCTCAGTCATTTGAGAATAGATCAACGATTCATCTTCCATTTGTGGACAACCGTCTACGCCTTTACCATCGTAATTATCTTTAATGATTTTACGAAGTAATAATGATAGTACACCACCCCATGTATTCGATACGTCTTGGACAGAACCATTTTCAGTATCGGTAATACGTCTGAAACCTTGTAAGGTAATTTCCTTGTTAGTAGTCATTTTTCATAGCCTCTTTTTTATCAGTGTCACGGATGTAATCGAAGATCTTCTCGATGATTATTAAGTTGTAGATACAGATTAAGAATACATCTTTGTAACTACTGATATACACTTCGAATTCCGGTATTTTCACAAGCCTTGCCAGTAAGTCATGAATTGACTTTAAATATTCGTGAAAGTCAAGATAGTCAGACGGGCCAGTATTGCGATTAAAGAAATAGGATCTTGGATTTGTATAAGAACGAGTAATACGACAGATAACGATATCTTTGTAATATTCGTATCTTTTAGTGGCTAGGTATTTATTTAACTCGCAAAGCGATCTGATGTCCAGATAACCATTGTCGCTAGTAATAATACCATAGCATTCTATTTTCAAATCCGTACCTAATTCATACGGGATCTTTTTAAAGTCGCTATCTATCATTTTCTTTACTCTATTACGAGTATCCTCGAGATAGAGCATGAAGTCATGAATAGCGGCTATTTTATCCGAAGTGCTAGGCAGTTTACTTAAGTCTTTAAAACGAGCCATTATCTCGTTATTCTTAAGTGTTCTTTCAGCTACTTTCTTATCGTAAGATCTTTCTTTAAAATGGAAAAATCTTACTAATTTATTTAGCATGATATAGTCCTTTACTACAGTTAGATTAGAAGAAGATGTCTAGGTCGCCTCTGCTATTGATACTTCCTAAACATATAATAATATTTACCAAAAAAAGTATACCATGAAAACGATCACTCCGCGCCCCTCTCGACAGGAACGCGGAGCTTTTCGTTTAAAGCCGGAACATTTTCTTATGTGTTCCGACCACTTTAGTGATATACTTTTGTTCCTTCTCATTGCGATGTGAGAAGTACTTTTCGATTTCCGAAGCTTTCTTGGAAATGCGTCCAATACTCCAGATATCTCGCTTTGTGGAACTGGTAATATATTCCTCATTACGAAGAATATTTTTGTAGACCACAAAGTCTTCTGGAGAAGAGACTTCGAAACAGACAGAAGCATAACCATCAATACGAACGCATCCTGCCACATCCGCATTGCCATGCACGACAGCATGGTCGGTTACTATACTCGATCCATGAATACGAGCAGTACCCAGTACATCGGCGTTACCCGATACTTTGGCAAACTCGTATACATGGGTGTTCTTGCCCACTTTGGCGCACCCAAACACTTCAGCACGGTCGAACACCTGGGCAGTTCCCAGGATGTATACATTGCCATACACCTTGGCTCGACCGTAGACCTGTCCATGGGCGGTAACTTTAGCGTTACCAAATACATGGGCTTTGTCACCCACATATTTTCCACGCATTACCGCATTACCATAGACTTTGGCATCACCAGAAACAGTACCTGACAATACTACGGCATTGTCAAACACTTTCGCTGTACCGCCTACCCATCCGGTGCCATCTTGAGGCAGGTTAGCCTCTGACTCAATGTACCCACCGAGATCACCCGCATCAGTCAACAAATTAATGTTGACTAAAGCACGGATCTGATGCAGGGTTTTGCCATGGTATTGGATTGTTTCACCAGTAAATTCATAACGTTTAGTTTTAGACATTTTAAACCTCCTATACAAAGTTGTTGAAAAGTTAAATTAGAATTTATATTTAAAAATCCTATTACACGTTAATAATATAGATCTGAATTTTATTTAAATGATAAGCATTATGAATATTGATTTTTAATTTTAAAGGAGTATAAAATGAATGCTGATGAAATGATGCCTGATACTAATCTAGATAAACCTAGAGAAATTGTTAGTCCTCAATTCAGTAATTTTGAAATTCGAGGCGAGACATCTAAACATGATAAACAAGGTATCTTGGATGAGAATATTAAATTGCGTCAATCATTGGTTCGTTTAATGACGACTGATCTAAGAGCAATTGCTAATGATCCAGATGCTGCTGCTTTAGTATTAAAAGCAATGGAATCTACTGATAAAGTAATCATTGCTCAAGCTCGTATTCAAACTGGTGAAGAAGCCAATACTTCTAATGCTGCATTGGCTGCTGCTATTGTAGCGGAAGCATTGTCACGTAACGAACGTACTCGTTCTGAAAGAATGAAAGAAGACAGTATTCCTCATCAACCAGATTACCAACCAGCAGGACGTATTTTTGAATTACCTAATGCAAGTAGAGAAATTCGGGATGATGAATTAGTAACCGGTACAGTAATTATTTCTCAAGATGAAATAATGTCTACCTTAAAAGCAAAAATACAACCAGAAGAAGAAGAGAAGAAAGAAGAATAAAGAAATACTCCTCTACCCAATAAAGGTAGAGGAGTATATTCTTATTATTTAGAAAATGCTTCTGCTTCAGCAATAGCACTATTCAAAGCAGTACACAATACTTCAGCACTATAAACTGTTACAGAGAAAGCTTCTACAATTTCAGCTACTCGTGTAACCGCATTACCAATTTTAGCAATCAATGGTTTAGAATAACCTTCAGATGATTTGCTATGTAGGTCTTGAATATATTGTACAGTGGAATCAATCTCCATTTGCAATTTCTTACGATCGATCGTATTGATCAAATCATTAGAATTTTCAGCTGTTTTAACGACTGCCCAGATATCGATACCTGAATTAAATACGTCGCCGTATTTAGCTTTAGCATTAAAGTCATCTGGCTTACGCATAGCAGACAGTTGTTTCAATTCTTTAGCAATGACGTCAGATTGACGAATATAACTAAGATCAGAAAACAATGTAGAGTCTGTCAGACCTTTATCGTTAGAAATAACACGACCGATATCAATACGCAGTTGTACGACTTGACTGATCACATCTTTCAATACTTTAGTAACATTAAACATTTGTTTGGTATAGGTATCGTAATCAACACACATACCAGGTGGAATAGAAACATCATTATCCATCATGGATGCATAGCCACGACTCGTCTTAGTTTTATCTAAACGATTAAGACGACCAATATCTAAATGAAGAGTTTTCTTATCATCACCGAAAACAGACTGACTAGCCAGACGAAGTGTATTAAAAGCACGATCGAAGAAATCACTAACTACATCCATGATACCTTCGCTAGAAACTTCTAAAGTTTTCAACTGTTCGATATTCTCACGAAGTTGTTCGGTAGAAACGGACAATGACACATCCCATTTAGATTGAAATGAGAATTTATTTTGAATAGACATAAATTTATATTTCCTTTTATGAATTCTAATAGACTAAATCTTTTATTAACAGATATAGTTTGAACAAATATCAACTTAAACCCAATTTATACCCGAGGTAATATTAAAAATGATTACTGGATTCTACCAAATGCCTGCGAAGCAATCGCCTTACTTGCGTACAAATATCAACGTAGGTTGTCTAATGGATATCCCTACAGGATCACCTGTTAAAGCAGTACATGGACGTTATATCACAAATGGTGGACATAATGGCTCGGTTATCTTTGTTGGTCCTGGTAACTCATATAAATCCGCTCTGGCAGATCACGTTAATGAAGTAGCGGCATTTCGTATTCATCGATACGCATCAGGACAAAAATACGATACCGAGAACAATGCATACATTCCTGGCTTAGAAGTTCGACTGAAACGAATTGTAGGTTCATTAAGAGAGGCTGACTGGTTTCAAACTGGTCGCTGGATTGTTACAGAGTCATCTATTTATAAAGGTGACGAATGGTTCAAGATGGCTAAAGAATGGATGTATGGTAAAAAGAAACAGGGAGCTTCTATTAAAATTGAAATTCCTGCTCTTGACCGAGATGGTAAACAGATGAAAATCATGTTACCTACATTCGTTACATTAGACTCTTTTTCAAAATTCGAAGTAGAAGCAGTACAAGAACTTCGTGATAAAACAGATCTTGGTGATTCTAAACAAAACATGATTGCCATGAACTCAGGTAAGTTCAAGAAAAACATGATCGATGAATTACCTGACTTGTTGGTAGGTACCAATACTTATCTGACTGGTACAGTTCACTACGGTGAATTAAAACAAATGGATCCATATGCTCCGGTACACAAACCATTACAGCATGTAGATAATGGCCGTAAGATGAAAGGTGTTCCTGAAAACATCACTTTCTTATCGACTTGTATGTGGGGTATTAAAGCAGTAGCTAAACTCGCTAATAAAGCTGATAAGAACATCATGGAATATCCATTGAAGAATGCCGCCAACGACAATAACGTCGATGACTTAAACGTTGTATCGATTCAGCAATGGCGTTGTAAGACAGGCCCATCTGGTTATACCTTAAACATCGTCGTATCTCAAAAATACGGTGTGTTAGAAGAGTTAACCAATTTCCATTTCTTACGCACTCACGGTAATTATGGTTTACATGGTGAAATTACTCAAACAGGTAATTTTAAAGATGTATCTTGTATCCTTTATCCCGAACAAAAATTAACTCGTACAACTGTTCGTACATTGATGGATGAGGATCGTAAATTAGCTCGCGCCATTCAAATTTGTGCGGACATGCTTCAAATGTCTATATATTGGTCTACACATCTTCGTAGTATTGATAATCGTTTGTTAGAATTAACGCCAGCTACTTTGTTTGAAAAAGTAAAAATGGAAGGTTATGATTGGAACATGATTTTAGATACTCGATACTATTGGAGTGCTGATGATGAAGATCACGATCAGTTAGAATTATCCACCATCGATATTATGCGTATGGCTTTAGGTACTTATCATCCATTCTGGTTAGAAGCAGATAAGAAAACCATTAAAAAGAAATATGCTAAATCTTCTAAAGCAGAAGAGATGTTGATGGCTGGTGAAGTTGTAACCTCTAAAAAATAGTTTTTCATGGGTAGGAAGTTATTCTAGATCCTAGCTTCCTTACTCTTTTTCTAACCTTAATATTAAGGATTATTATTAAAATGACTCAAGAACAAGAATTGGCAAAAGATTTGCCTGTAGAAGAAACTACTGAATCAGTAGAAACAGAAGGTAATAACACAGGTATTTCAGATAAGTCTTTTGAAGCCCTGATTACTGACCCTAACTTTATCCTTCGTGATTTCCGTGGTTTGTGTGAGAAACATAATATTGGTTTTGTTGATCTGATGAACGATATGGGTTTTGATGCAAAAACGCTTCGTGCATTGCTGGTAAACAAACCCATCACCGAACAAATCTATACACTGTCTCGTGAATTGTCTATCATTATTTACAAAATGGGTATGGACAGTGATCCTACTGTAGATACATTGGATGTACGTACTACATTGGGTAATACAGGTGATTCTGAAGAGTTCTTAGAATTGTTGGATACTTTTGTATTCCCTTACATGGCTGAGTATGTAAATAACGGTAAATTGAATCCTGACTGGATTGTTCCTAAAGATCCTGCCGCAGAAATTCAAGAAGCGGTAGCACATCAAATCAACGTGAATAATGAAATGAACAAAGCAGTAGATGACGCTCAAGTTTATATCGATGAATTGTCTGATCTTGAAGATCGTATTGAACTGACTCAAGGTGAGGAATCAGTAGCTGCTGTTTCTGAAGAACAATTAGAAAAAGTTATTCAGAAAGTTCAAGACGATGGCGATATCGTAGTAGAAGAAGATGATGATGAAGATCAATCCTCTACTGACGATGATCATTGCTGTGATCCAGCTTAACAAATAACATATAGTAATTATACTCCTCTACCTTTACGGGTAGAGGAGTATAATTTATTGTGTTTCAAAATTTATATTGTTTTTACGTAATAAAGTTTCAAGATCCAAAATACGATTACTTAATTCAATCGTCTTTCTTTCTACCAATCCTAATTTATCACTCAATACTTTTTTAGCACGATTGGCTTCATCAAGTTGATCTAATGTAGATCGATGATCTTTTGTTCGTTGTTTCCTAACTTTCTCTAAACGAACATGAGATGCGTTATCCACAATCATGATTTCTGATAATGCCATGGTTTCAGCTTGTACATTGACACCTAGCATAGAGTCAGCCAGTTCTTCAACCTTTTGGATATATGCTTCTACATTAGTGTTTAAAGGTAATGCACCTAACCTCAGGCCAATACCAATAGAACAATAATTAACACCCGTACCAATAGGATAGGATATTAGATAATGTAATGGAAAAGAATATATCTGACCACTATCGGTTCTTAAGAAGATAATTCGACCACCTTCGTCAGAATGTTTCTTATAATCTTCTTTAGAGATATTGTATTTCTGATAGTAAGTCTGGTAAGGATCAATACCCATGGAGAACAGCTGACCATAGTTGGTGATTGCTGTACATTCTAAAGTTGTGTTAACAGGTAAGTAGGACTGATAAGGAGTCTTTAATTCCCACAAACCACGTGAACCAACTGTTGGGTTATTTAGAGCCATTTAATAATTTCCTTACTTTAAGAAGTTGTGTTTAGCAGCAATCAGGTAATGAACATCTTTATATTTCATTACTAAGAATAGTTTGTTATTCCGAGTAGTGCGAGTAAAGATTTTCTCACCATTAATCATTTCACCACCAGCAAGTGTAATTCGTTCTCGAGGTAATGAAGATGTAGGGGTCATGGTTTCGGCAACCGCAAGCATGTCTTGAATTTTCAAAGAGAATGCTTGAGTGTTTGCAGACTGATAACCAAAGTCAGTAGAAGTAGATGGAACATCGATAAAATCAGGGAAAACTTCTTGAAGCTTAAATTTATTTTCCTTGTTTTCTGGAGAGCCACAAACCAATGCTGCTACTGCACGGTAATAAAGAGATACTGCCTGAACATTTGCATTAATATGTGTTTCTGACATATCAGCCATAAATGGCTTACAATATTTCTCTACAGCTGTTGACAGTGTAACGAAAGGAGAGTACAATGATGCCTGTTCGCGCACTTTGTTTTCATTAGACAAGTTATCCCATTGAGGAACAATAATGAATTCATTACGTTTAAAGATATCAGGGAATACTTTTTTCCATTCGTCACGAGAGTGTTTGGATTTCTTCAGAATCTCTGATTGAATTTTATCTTTAACAGCATCGATAGTATCACCAGCATCACCCCAAATCAAGATATACCAGTTAGTATCTAATTCTGGTGTAAATTTAACTGGATTATACCATTTAAAAATATCTAGTCGGAAGATAGTAACAGGTGAGTTTGCTTTCTTAGAGTTAGCAATTCTGGTTAATACATCAACAGGACGTTTAGCCAGTTCTTTTTCTACCTCTACTCGAGAAGAGAAGAATACATCGACATTCTCTACAGGAAAGATAACATCAATTTCGTATTCGTCGTATTCTGAACGGAATGATTGGTCAGAGAACCAAATCCAGAATTCATTATCGTCGAGATCTTTGAAACGAACCCATTGCACACAATAATAGCTAGAGTCGGTAACGACATCACCTAGTTCAAATTTTTGAGCACGTGCAGAGAAGGTATCTAGAAGATTACGTTTCAGTTCATCCACGTAGATCTCACGAGCGCCTCTTAGAGTATAATCGTAGATATGTTTACTAATATCTAATGCCAAATCTCGGTCAGTAGATTTAATTTCAACATCACGATCATTCTCCATACTACTAAGTACATTTAATACGATATTTTTGTCCGTATTGTGTGAATATAGTTGTACATCTTTTTCGTATGTCCGACTTTCAGTAGACATTTCGCCAAATGTATGGACAACTAGCTTTTCATTCGATGTAAAAAACGAATGAGTGGCAAACGCCTTGAGTGATCTTGCCATTTATAGCACCTTTAAAATTATATAAATATAAAATGGGGTAAACCAAGATGTTTAGAACAATAATTGATTTTTTGTGGGAATGGATTGTTGGCAAAGAAGTAAAACCAGGCCAAGCTATCCGTCATCATAAAACTCGACTATTATTCTTCGTTGTATTGGTGCTTTCTTTGGGTTATAACATTAAGATTACAGATCGCTTCAATTTGTACTACGAAGCTTTCGAGGAATTGAAAACTCGTTATAGCCTTCAAAAAGGGAAAATTAAAACATTAGAAGAGGGAAACCAAAAGTTGATCAATTCTATTAATTCGATCACTCACGGTAAACCTCCTGAATGCACACATGAAACTGATAAGAATAAGGACGAGATCAAACCACCTAAAATAGAATTTGAAAAAGATCCTAAATTCTAATTTATTCAATTTTCTTTTCGCTAGGGGAATCTATGATTAGATTCCCTTAGTTTAAAGAAAGACAATTAGAATGAATTATACTGGATTAGTCATTTACTGCGACGGTGGCACATTTAGAAAAAATCCTGGTTCGTATGGACGAGGACTACACTGGTATACATACAATACCAATCCGATTGAACGCAAATTCCCTATTGGGAATCTCAAACCAACAACAAAAGGATATGCGACAAAAGATATCCGTGCGGAAACGTTTCCTCCTAATGTGGAAAGTAAAGAGTCTTTTATTGATATGGTTAAATCAGATAAAACTTATCTGGTTAATGTCACATCAATTAAAGAACACGCACAAGGATATCCTGATATCCAATCTAACAATGCAGCAGAACTACAAGCAATGGTTAGAGCATTTGAAATCATTATTGAAACAAAAGCAGATATTGCTTTAATCTATAGTGATTCTCAATATGTATTAAAAGCGATTGCTAATTTAGAAAAACTAAATAAGTTCGATTACTGTAACCCAAACACAGGCACTCCTCTTTCAAATAACCAAATTCTCAAAGAACTTCATCGTTTACAAACCATGATTAATAATCAAGGTTTAAAATACATGGCAAAATGGATTAAAGGACATGGCGATGCTAAGAACGACGACCGTACTCAATCATCCATTCCGAATTTATTTGCTGATGAAATGGCATCTATTGCTGCCTCGTTGTCAAATAACTTATTCTATTTAAGCGAAGATAATGCTCGTCATGAACGAGAAATCACATTCGAAGATTTGGCTGAAGAAAGAAAACCAAAAAAGATCCATCCTTTCTTGAATAATAAAAGAATGTATCTTGGATTCACTCCTCGCAAAAATAAAGATGTATTCTTTATTGGTAATCCTGGTGAAATCACTCAGGATAAAAAGTTAGAAAGGCAAATCGTTATTGATAGCAAAACCAAAGAAGAGGTTGTTATCAAACGAAAGGTAATGATACCAATCGACATTTACACCGGCAAGATGATTGCCGACGCGCAGGTAGGTGTTGTGGTAGTCGAGGGTGGGGACCCTATAATTAACCTAATCGAAGAAGTACAAGAGAAATGGATTGTTCAACATTATGCCCATCCTGAAATGATGTATTGTCTTTACATGAATACAATTTCAGACACAAAGACATATGCAAATTTATTGAAACATAAAGAACGATGGATTTCTCGTAGCTTCGGAACACCCAATCTAGAAACTGTAGATGGGAAAATGCTAACATATATCAATGATCCTGTATATCTTGCACTTCGTAATTTTAGTAATTTCGAATCACTCTATATGCAATTAGTTAACTATCGTAGTAAACACATTGCTATTAGAGAACAAGACATTACAGAACTTCTATATGATACGTTTGAGTGTTCTGTAAGTAAAGACTTCAGAGGAGATCAGAAAGAGAAAGTTATACTCGGAAAAAGTTTAAAGAAAGAATTTGGCACGGATTTTAAATCTTTGGCATTAGAAGCATTATTTGGTGATGAAAATCCAGTAACAAGAAAGATCATCTTGACTACTGGAGTCGACTTACTAAATAGAAACCAATTAAAAAGCATTGAAGGTGAATTTCCATCTGTCAAATTACTGTCGTGGCACCATTCCGGTAATCTTTACTCCTTCGCAGTTTTTATAGAAACACACAAGAAAACAGAAAACGGTTTACAAACTAAAGATTATGGAATTTGGAGAGGTGTTTATTCATCCCAAATTCTGATCGGATAATTTTATTTTAATGTTTTTCTATAAAAAGGTTATGGATTATGAAAACTCTGTTTGCTTTTCTAACCTATCTTTTACCAGATAGAATGATAAGGACTCTGTTTTTATCGTCTCTTTACCGTCAGTTATTCAATGTGAATGCCCTAGATAACAATGTATATCATCGCGTTAATAAAATACTTAATGTATGTGAACGTGATCATGCAGTTGGTCTAGGAATGGAGCTTAGTCAGTCCTTTTGGAATGGCGAAGAACTTAAACACATTGAGACAGAATTGTCTAAAAACGGACGATATGTTCTGACCGAAAAAGCGAAGAATGAAATGATCGAAGAGATCTTATCAAAGACTCCTCTCTGGTTAAGATACAATCCAACCAGTATGAAAGAAGATATTGGTAAGATGTTGGAAAATCATTCTCATTTATCAAATGTAGCATAAACGAAAATACTCCTTAGGACCTAATCGTCCTAAGGAGTATTGTTTTTTATGTTCTTTATACTGGGGTAAGTGTATTACCAGAGTTAGTTTCTGGGTGACGGTGATTGATAAAGGAAATACCGTTAACAATCATGTCGCCTCTGATACGCATAATACCTTCTAATTCAATGCCATCACCTGTAGCACCAGGTGAACCAGTAATGCCACCTGTAATACTATAGTTGCCAAGCTGACTATGAACAGGAGTCTCAGTATTCCAACCAGCACTATATTGTCCTCTCTTGCGTGTAGATTTCTCAGAAATATTATTTTCAGCATTCAGTTCAAAATTATCACAATCAATTTTAATATTTCGTTTATTGATTTCAATAAATGCACCTTCTGAAGAAATCATCTTCAAAATACTGTTTCCGGAATCAATGGTAAAAGCATTACCAATATCGTCTTTAATGGTAACCACACCTTCTTTAACATCAATACCCATGTGGTACGCCCAACGTTCACCATCTGATTTAGTTGTGTTGATTAATACCACTTGTTTACGACGAGTAGAGATAACTTGTGTCCAATCTGTATCAGGACCAGATTTAACATTTTCATCTCGTGTATTAGAATAGCCAAATACTTTTTCTTCTAGTTTCTCGTAGTTACCTGTATTAGTCGTAGTTTCCCAGTAGAAGTAATCTGTATTGGCTTTACGATAAATCTGTACCTCAGCACCCCTACGAACATCAGGTGCTGTTTTTATATTAGGATCTCGACATAACCACTTAGCAGTAATGGTATTTGATGTCTTAATGGTATTAACATTCTCGCGTCCATGTGAATCCAAAGAACGACTTTGATAATCTTCAACCAAATCTACAATCTCACCATCTACCATTGGGAACACGGATGTAGGTAATACTGTAATAATATCAGAATTAGGATCCTTATTTACGGCAACATAGCCAAGAGAATAAGGAATCAAGTTATTTAAGTTTTGCATCTTGCAATGTTTCCTCTAATAAATAATATTTAAGAACAATCATATTTTCTGAATAATTAAATAGAAGGGCAATAAAATGAAAATCATTTCTTTAGAATTAGAAGGTGCAATTCGATTAGAATTAAGCGGGATTAAGAATTTAAAGATCACGCCAGAAACCAGTATCACTGCCATTATTGGTAGTAATGGCAGTGGTAAGTCATCATTGTTGCATTACTTATCTCCATTACCAGCAGATAAAGCTGATTTTACAAAAAATGGATACAAGAAGATCATCTTAGAAAAAGAAAATGTTCGTTATGTATTGACTTCTGACTTTAAAGATAATAAACATTCTTTTGTAATTGAAGCGACTGGTGAAGAGTTAAATGTAGGTGGTACACAAACCATGCAAAATCAGTTAGTACAGGATTACTTTAATTACAATAAAGTTATCCACATGTTACTTACTGGTAAAGACCGATTTACTTTAATGACTCCTGCTAAACGTAAAGAATGGTTTACGATGCTCTGCGATACTGACTACTCTTATGGTTTAAAAGTATTCAGTAAGGCAAAAGATCGTCAACGTGATGCCATGGGCGCAATCAAAAGAATGCGTCAGCAGATCATTACATTAACAAATGATCAGGAAGAAGACCAAACCGATATTCCGAATAATATTTTAGTCTTAGAAAATAAGATTAATGAATTAAGGATGATCGCTCCGTATAAAAAAGAATATTCTGATCCTCAATACGAATTTAATTTAAAAGATAAAATCGATCATCAAACAGAAACAATTAATAAGAGTAATAATGATTTAATTAAATCTAAACAATTGGTTTCTAAACGTTGGATCACTGAAGATACTTTAGAAGATCTAAATAAACGTAAAGAAGAGATTGGTGAAAGATTAGTTCGTTTAAAACAACAATATTCTTCTCGTGTAGATGAATATACCGAAACAGAGAATCGATTATCCAACATGAAACTCTCCACTCAAGAAGAGTTTAAAGCAATCATGGATAAACGAGAAGAATTAAAACAAGAAATTAAACTCATTGTAAAAAATGATGAGTCTATTCTTGAAATTGAAAATGCTTTGTTTAAATACAAAACCTATATTGATAATCAAAACAGTATCGATACGACTTTAATGTCTTTATTCAATATTCAATCTCCAGAGTTATCTAGACAGTTAATTGAAGATGTTGATGGGTTAATTACTGAAAAGAAAAAGTTATTTAACGAGTCAGCATTTCGACTAACTAAGATTAACGAAAGGATGAATATCTTTAAAGAAAAAGAGAATGAAGCAAAAGTACAATGTCCGAATTGCCAACATGAATTTCATCCTGGTTTTGAATTAGAAAAATTCAATAGGTTAAAAGAGATTTTGGAAAATGAAACAGAAACTAATAGTAAACTGAATCATGAAATCTCTGAATTAACCGATAAGCTAGACACGCTTAATAAAGACATGGATATTGTTAAGCAGTTTTCTCGCCTCTGCAGCGCGTATCCTGAGATTTTAGGAGAAATTGGTGCTGAGGTATTAAAACAAAGATACTACCTCACACAGCCTAACTACGCTCAAGTAAAGCTACAAAACTTCATGAACAAAGTTTCAGCTAAAGTAAGAGTAGACAGATTACAGGAACAAGTAAATGAATTAGATAAACAATTAAGTAATATTTCTTCAGTAGATGAAAAATATTACAATGAGACTAAAGAGCATTTAAAACATCTTGAGAAGCTTTCAAATGAGCTTTACGAGAAAGTACAAGAAGAGAGTGATTCTTATCAGTCAGTACTGAAAGCGATAAATGACATCACTAAATTCCAAGAACACAGAGATAAGCTTGATAACGATATAAAACAATACGAAGCCTACGAATTAGAAATGGCCGAGTATTTGTTATATAAATCAGCAAACAGCGCGATTACTACTTATCGTGAAGATGTCTATAGACTTTCTAAGAAACAATCTGAAATCGAATCAAAAAGACAAACTATTCAATTACTAGAAAAACAAGTCAATGATCTTTCTAATGAATTGAAAGTTTGGGATGTGGTATTGGATGCATTAAATCCAACCGATGGATTAATTGCTGAAGGCTTGTTAGGTTACATCCGTATTTTCTTAGCCAGAATGAATGGTCTGATTGCTTCTATCTGGACATATCCTCTGGTTATTCACCCATCTAAAATGTCAGAAGAATCTGAAACCGAATTATCTTATCGTTTTCCAATGACAGTAGGATTGTCAGATAAACCTAAGAATGACATTGTTCAAGGATCTGATGGGATTTGTGAAGTTATTGACTTGGCGTTCAGAATGGTAGCGATGAAAGCATTAGGATTAAAAGGTTATCCTTTATACCTAGATGAATTTGGTCGTACATTTGATAATAAACACAGAGAGAATGCATTACGATTAGTAGAACGTTTATCTGAAGAATTTATTGAAGATCAGATTTTTATGGTATCTCATTCTTTCATGGAATATTCGGTTTTGAATGATGTGGCTTTTTGTGTTCTGTCTGAAGACAATATTGTACTTCCTCCTAAGAACATTAATAAAGGCGTAGTAATTACTCGTAATTAAAGGAAATAAAAATGGAATATAAAGAAACAGCATTAGATATAGACAATCGATTTACTATTGTTAAAGAACATGCTAGTAATATCCGTAAATTAATTTTGCTAATGCTCTCTAGCGATAGTGATAAGGATATTGTTGAATATGCTAAGAACGCTAATCGATATCTGATGGATATTGAAGAAGAGTATTATAAAGTATTTCGAGAATTAGCAACAGAACAAATAATCAGTGATTCTTTAATTGATGTCATTGGAAAACTGCAGCAGCATCCTGATGTTGAACTTGTTCAAGAACGAGGTGAAACAGAAGTAATGGAAGCATTAGATGAGCTTCCTTTTGTTGAAGAATCTAAAGACGAAGATAAAATTAAAGAAGCTCAAGATGAAACCGTTACCAACATCTTAGATAAGATTGTTAAGATAGAACCAATTGCTACATGGCAAGAAAAAGCAAGAGAGCTTCTAAAGGACGAACCAGTTAATCGTATTGTTAATCGAGACGTATATTATATTCCACCTGAATCAGCACCTGTTAGTATCGATGACGAACCTGGCACCACACAATACATCGAAGCTATCGATAAGTATAATTTAAATTACTTATTGATTGAACGTAAATTAGTACGACATACTACTAAATACGGTACTTTTGTAGAAGACACTATTGTTATCGATACAGAAGATGAAGAAGTCGTAATGGGTTTTGTTGAAGGTCGTGATAAACGTTATCGTTATCTTGATTCCGAAAACAACTTAACTCAATACGCTAAATTCATTATCGATTCAAATAAGTCACCTTACGAATTTAAAGTAGATGTAAAGGTAAAAGAACCAAGTTTCAAAGAAGAAGCTAAACAAAAGCTTGTGAAAGATACAATTTATAATACTGGAGGTCTACGTTATTACCTAGTAAGTGGTATCCCTAGTGAGGAATATGGAGTTAATTCAGTTTCTTACATCGAGGGATTCGATGCCGATACTTTGGAATATTTGCTTATCGAAGAGAAAAGTGATATTGATGGTAGTACTTGCTCTGAAGTACTAATTCGTACAGAAGACGAAGATGAACTTCGCCGTCATGTAGAAGGAAAACCTTTTACATTTAAATATCTGACTCCAGATGGTGAATTTACAGAGTATGCCAAAAAGCATATCGTTAGGCATTTAGTTAAAAATAGCGTCGAACAACAAAGTAATTAATACATAGGTCTACACAGTCCTATGACTGTGTAGACTATATGTTATTTTAATTATTTTAAAGAGGAATGAAAACATGACTCCTAAAAGAAAAGCCACAATAGAAAAATGTGTAAATCTTGTTCAGAGTATGCTTCCAAAATCAGATAATGGCGAAATTACCCGCAAGTGGTTAGAATCTCTTTCTGATAAAGAATTTGACGAACTCATGATCAAGTTTGCTAACGGACAAGAATTCCTGCAATTGATCACACCTGTAGGTGAAGACAATTATCGACTCGATTCAGACACCTTACAAAAAGTAGCAGACGAAAACAATGTTAACTTATATCATCGTATTTGGATTAAAGATGATGAAGGTGGTTACGAATTATCGAATAAAAAATCAATGGTTATTCATTTACCTATTCGTGTACAACAACAGCTGATTGCTAAAAAAGTCTCTATTCCTAAAGACAACGACCATATCGATGTATTTACAGGACAAGTAACTTCTAAAGATTCTAAAGCTGCTCGTTTGTCTTATCCTGAAGTAAACTCATTACTGGCAATGGGTCTGACAAAAACAGTAGAAGAGATGATGCACTTTAGGGGCGGTTCAGAGAACGGTGTTCGTTTGATTGAACAATCTATTATGCAAATGGGTAGAGCTTCTGCGAATGCGTTAAAACCATACAGTGGTAATGTTGGCTCGACTAAGATGCTTCACTCTTATCTAACCGCAATGATGCTAAAAACAACACTCCTAACTAAATAAAAAGGAATGATTAAATGTATCAAGACAATGATCAAGATCAATTGGATTTTACTTCGTCTAATACCGATAAAGAAATTCAAGAAAAACATATTGCCAATGTATTACTTGTAGATTCACTTAAAACTGAAGCAGAATTCTTAAAGAAAATAGAAAACCTATCGTCTAATAACCGTATATTGGAATACAAGATTTATCATTCGTTGGCTAAAATCTTGCTGACTTATGATGAAAAAACATATAGTGAGTTTAGAGTGATGATGAGCAATATTCCTATACGATATCGATTTACAGATATTGTTAAATTGGATACTGTTCAATCGCTGGTATTACGACTAAATGACAGCTACAGTGGTTTTGTAAAAGTATTGACAGATCTTCTTATTTTACTCAGAGTCGAAGCTGGTGATGAACTTGATGAAGTTCTTTACAGTATTGACCGGACATTGAAAACAGAAGATATAAATCAAGAAACAGAATACGATACTTATCGAAAATTACTGAATGAGTATCCATTCTTGAAAATGATTTTGGCTATTTTATTTACGACAGATTTAAGTCTGTTGGATAAAGTAGAATCTTTAATGATATCAAAGGCCCCAGCAAGCAATGAAAGCAAACGCCCAACCTAAGAAACATGGTGTATTAATCGATCTTGATTGTTTGTTCGATACTCGATTTGCTACATTAATGGAGATGGATGCAGAGAAAGCAGACAGTCTTCTCTTAGAAGGATATTACTTCAGAGAAAGAGATGAGTTTCCAGGAATGAATCTTAATGAATTTAGAGAACGTTACCGCAAGAGAAATGTACAGACTCTGAAGAATTCGCTACCTACTGCATTACTGTTTCGATTAGGTAGTATTGTTGCTGACTTCATTATTGAATTTAGTAAAGATGGGCGTTTAGTAAATCCAGAATTGATCTTGAATATCTATCCTTATAAACTATCAGGCGAAGAAATCAATACCATGGTTTTATGCCTGAAAGTAAGGACAAACAACATTATCCCAGTTAGGGTAATCAGTCAAGATCCTTTAAATATCTCCCCTGGGTGGATTAGAGATAACGTTACATTCTTTTATTTGTACAATTGGTCAGAGTGGTTAACAAAATACACCATGGAGTTAGCCAGCAATCGATTAGATGACGTTTGTGTTGTTGCACCATCTATCATGCCTTTAAGTATTGATGAAGGTAAGAAACAGTTAGTCGAATTAGAAAAAGACATCCGTACTCATTTCAGTAAACAAGCAGAAGTTACTGAAGAGTTATCTGATATGGATTTCTTTAAAGCGACTTCTTCACTGATCAAATTCTTTATAGGGTTAGAATTCTTAGAGACAAGGGATTATTGTGTTGCCATCCCTGATGAAGTTGATCTGCCTAAAAAAGAATTTGATTACGACAAATCTACAAGAATTGTTGTTTAAACATATAGTTTACTCCTCTACTCCTTTCGGGGTAGAGGAGTATTCTAATATGTTTTATAAGAAAGTTAGTAGATTAAAGAAATAGGCATAAGGAATACGTAAGCGATTAGTAGGAATACTAGCATCATTTAAATAAGTATTCTTATTCTCTATTCTAAAGGTATTATAGAATCTAGGATGATATTGACAATCCGCCGTTTCCAAAACATACTTATCCACATCTTTAATAGCGACATATTCTTCAAACTTACCTAATCGAGTCATCATCGGGAGTATTGGTTTATGATCTGTTAGGTAGTTATTCGGAATATTTCGTTGTTGAGGATAAGTGATCTCTTTAAATACTTCTGGATTATTTAAAAGGACGATAAATGACGTACTGTGATTTAAATAAGAACGAATAAAATCATCAGAATAGATGTCTTTTAAAATGAGATTTCTATCGCCATATGTTTTATGGAAGAAAGCATCTGAGATATCTAAATCATCGGCAGAAATATGTACACGTTCCAATAAAGGAATATTCTTAAATTTAACTTTAATAGCTGAACTAGAAATCAAAGTAAAGACATCAAAGTCCAATACATGCATGAAGCCACCTAAAACCAAAATAACGGTTTTATCAGATACATCTTCACCAATATCAATGACACATTCAGAATACAATCCTATTTTATCATTTAGCTTAGAAATCATGCTATCGTTAATATCGATTTGTTTGACTTCACCTAGGTTTTCAAAACTAATCGCACCAATACAATGACGTTTTCTTTTCTTAATGGTTTTGTAACCATCAGTTACCCATAGACCTTTACTGTTAGCATCAGTCTGGTGTAAGTAACCATTAACGGTAAACAATACATTTTTTTGTAAGTCTATTGGATCGACACCTTCTTTAGTAATGAATAAGTCATCGTAGTTTGCTTTACGACTTAAATCATCATCTGGAAGTTTTCCTTTTAAAACAGGAATAACTTTAAATTTATTACTTAAGACTTCTCGATACAGTAAACCTTTTTTACCTAGTTTTACTTTTACATTGGTGTAGTCTAATTTCTTCTCACCAATACTGGTTAACCATCCTTCAATGGTCTTGGTTCTATCCATGTTGGCGAAGTAATTGTCTAAAACAACCACACCTTTTTTCTTAGTGTATTTATTTGTCAGCTCTAAACGAATAGAACTGTATTTTTTATAAAGCGTTTCGATACTGTCGTTCAAAGGGATCTTTTCCCATAATGCGAGTTCCCCAATGACTTTACCAATAGCTTGGTTAATTGTGTAATTCATTAAATGCCTCATTCGGTTAAGAGAGAATCGCAATAATATGACGATCGCTCTGGATATAAATTTTAAAAAGTTTATATAATATTTAGCTAAATATTATTTTCATATTTTCAAGGAGATTAAAAGATGGCGGCACAAAGTACTCCGCGCTATGCTTTCGATCAAACTGCCCGTTTGGCGGCTAATCTCATTACCAATGAGAGACACACCCTTACTCCAAAGAATGGATACGACTTCCATTACATTATTCCTGATTATGCACCATTTTACGTTAGAGACTTAAAAGTTTATAAGTTAACGCAACAAGGTGCTAAGCAGTTTTTAAACGAAGGTGTTGACTATAAATTAGGTTACGAGTTTTTACAAGCAGTAAACTCTACAGGTATTCCTGTTTATGGCGCGATTTCATTTATCAATCGTAACTTAGCAGGTGATGTTTACTTAGAATATCGTACAGTAGGTGGTGATTGGTTAATCAGTCCGAATAAGATTGCTGAGATCATTGCTGACTTACAATACAACCCTGTATACACTACATGGGAACAAGTAGCAAACATACCTTATCAATTCCCACCATCAAGCCACTCACATGATGTTGCTGACATGACATCATGGGGTGACTTATTAACGGTACTGCGTGAATTAGGTGAACGTGTAGGTGCGAGTGATAATACTCGTCTGCAAAAGATGATTGCTGATGTTGTTGAACGTACGATGCGTAGTTCTGGTAAAGCAGCAATTGGTTTGGATAAACTTCGTAACTTAGATATCTTACCTCTGAATAACGGTAATAACAATACCGATAACTACTATGTTACACCACGTGGTGTTCGCGATATCATCAATACCATCGCAATGCCGGTGATCAATGATCACATTAATGCTCGTGGTAATGTGCATGGTTTAACTGCGGCAGATATTGGTGCTGTTACTTCAGACGAAATAACTAGACGACTGAATACAAAATTAGGTAAAAGTGAACAAGCAGCTGACTCCTTGTTATTCGATGGACGTAATAGCCAACAAGTAAAATCTTTTGTCTTGGATGGTACTTCTGCTAACACTGCTAAGTTTAACGGTTTGACTTATACCGAAATGGTAGAAGACGTAAAGAACCGATTGAATGCCATTTTGCAAGCAGCTACAGGTGATCAAGCAGCTAACTTACCTGCTAAAGTATTACAACTGACTGCTGGCAATGCCAATAAGTTTGGTGGTCTGACTCCAGAGCAGTTTACAACTAAACTCTTAGCAACCAGCACAATTGATGCGGCAACATTAAATGGCTTAGATAAAGATGCTATTATTAATGCAGCTAAAACAAATGTCAATGCTACTTTATTAAA